TTCTCCTCGGTCTTCTCCTCGGTCTTCTCCTCGGTCTTCTCCTCGGTCTTCTCCTTTGCGAATGCCGAGTCGAGAATGGCATGGATTGCTCCCATGGCTTTGGAGTACTCATCGAGCTTGGCGTTCAGCTCAGTCTGTTTCTTGTTCAGTTCTTTGAGTTCGGCTTTGACAGAATCGATCTGCTTGCTCAGGACCTGAGCCTGGCGCTTCTTGATTTCCACGTCCTTGTCCGGCATCTCCTTGCCGTAACGTGCCATGAACTTCTCCAGCCGGTCGTTCAGATCTTCGGGGACCCGGGTGAAGTACGAAAGAGCATCCTTGTTGAATGCGATGTGGTACAAGCAAAGCTCCTCCGTGATGTTTCTCGGAGTGAGGATCTTGCTGAACTCTTTGTTGATTGGGTCGTGGAGCAGAGTACCTGCTCGGAGTTCGTAATCTGGGTGTGCTACGTTTTTCATCTGTTGTTCTGTTATTCGTCTTAGTGCTAAGTCGGCTTCGATCAGGCAGAAGCCGCATCGGGAAACTGACTTATTCAAAAAGTACCGAGAAAGTTCATCTACTTCTCGATGGAGAGCGGGGTTCTTTTCCAATTCCAATGTATGGGCCCGATAGGCTTCGCCTTTCAGGGACCCATACTTGGATTGGTAAGCTCTCAGTCTTTCGAGCATGTCAGTCATGAGTGCTACGATTTCGGGGCACCTACATAGGTGCTCAGAACGATGACATACTCTCCGTTAACATATGTTTTACGGATGTTTGCGTCATCAACCTTAGCACCCCACTGAGTCGCTGTCTGGGAGGGTGTGTTGTTGGTGTAGTACAGTTTGGGCGGATTAGCTGCGGCTCCCGTAGTCCCGTCGGTGAAGATGTAGTTTGCCGGAAGTCCTGAACCGGGGAATGCAGTCAACACATTCGGAGACGTAGGAGCTGCGGGCATGTTCACTTTGGTGGATGCCTGACAGCTGTCCCGAGTCAGTGTGATGGGAACCATGTTTCCGACAGACTCGTCAGTGTCGCTCATGAACTCCATCATGCCCTTTACCGTACACCCGGTGCTGCCTCCGGCAAGGAGTCCCTCGACCATGAGGTCGGTGGTCTTCTCGTCCGTGTTGAAGAGGCTCATCGGGAGCGAACCTTCCTGAGCGATGGTACCGTTGGCCAGAGTTACCTGGTAAGCGACGCCGTCGGTCATTTCGGTAGTGACAGTGATTTCGGTGAGCTCCAGACCCGAGTCCCAGCCATACACCTCGTACTTGGTGTCCCCGTTGTCGCCGGTATCGTTGTTCTCGACGATGGCGATGACGCGAGCATTGGTCAGGCCGTTCACGAACTTCTTGGCTGCTTCCGACTTCTTGAAGATCCGGACAACCACGTTGTGCTGGTGAGTCTTGAGGTACGTGCCAGCATTGATGGTGTCCGAGCCAACAGTTGCATTGGGCAGCGAGTCGACTTCGTAACCAGTGGCACCGGCCTTGAGGATGAGCGAAGAGATAACGTTGTCAGTTACAACGGATTTCGACTTGTCGGCGTCCGAGTAGCTGAGGAGGATCACCCTGGAGGTGGTGCCGGCAATTGCCGGCTTACCACACACCTGGTTGGTGAATCCCGTTTTGATTTTAGAACAATCAAGTCCTGGCATTTTCTTAGATTTTTGAGGGTTAGATACCTACCGAGAACAGATCCGGGTTGGTGAGCTTGGCATCTGCCCGACCCATCAGTTCTACATAGACCATGCGGTCCTTGTACTCGTACCAGATCCGCATCTTCTCGAAGCTGTCGATTGCATCAACACCTATGCCGAGCACGCTCTTCGAGGTGAAGAGAATTCGATGGGGATTGTTGAGCTTATTGCCAGTGTCTTCCGACGTAGCGATGATCTTGTCCCAGATGGGCATTGCGATGACAGGGATGCCATTGAAGCTGAGAGCCTCCATTCCATTCAGCAGAGCCAAGCGAGCCGACTCGAGGCAGCAAGCGTCCATAAGAGACTGCTGATAGGCATCGTAGACCGACTGGGTAACGAGGATAAACTTGTCAGACTGCTGACGGAGCAGAAGCGGGGCACTGAACACGACCGACTGAATGTATTCCTTGGCCTTGGCCGGAGTAAGCTTCTGAGCTGCGTAAGATGCCCCGGCATTTTCCGTAATTGTTGCTCCGCGCTGGGACGGATTGGCTGTAGCCTGTGTGGTAATCTGTTTCCAGAAACCGTCGATGATGGTGAAGAATTTCAGGTCGAGCCCATCCGTAATGATACCGCTGTTGGTAACGTTTTTGGCGTTTTTGTCGTTGAACCAGAACAGTCGATACCAGAAGTCCATAATGGAACGTTCCAGAACCTCGATGACGATGTTCATGTAGTCGGTGTCCGTGAAGTCCGGAATATCGACGCCGGTGCGGAGGGAGTAGATAGTTGCCGACTGCTGGAGATCGGTGTAACACTGGGCCAGGAGGATCTCCCAGGTGCCAGGATCCCATTTCAGCTTGCGGGTGTTGATGTTCCACGGCTGAGGAGTCGGGTTACACCCGGTGTTGACCACGCCGACCATGCCACCCTCACCGATGTAACCCACCTCGGTGTTAGTGACGATGTCGGGGAAGACTGTGTGAATGGAGTTGATGTCAGGACCCTGAATGGTGTCCTCCATAATCATCTCCGAGATTGCCTGAATGACACGTCCACAAAAAGTGAACTTTTCCATGTCGAGCAATCCGCCATTTTTACCTGCCATAATTCTTAAAGTTTTTGAGTTTGACTACTTGAGGATCTTTTTGGCAGCGTTGACCTTCCGGAGCTTTTCGCGAGCTTCGTTCTTGAGGTCAGCTGCCGAGGGTTCGGGCTTCTTGCCTCCAGGCAGAACCGTCTTGCGGTTCTTCGGGCGGTAGTTGCTACCGCGGAAGTTGCGGAGTTCGTTCTCCTGCTCCTCGATGAGGTTCGTTGCCTCGTCGAGCATCGCCTCCAGTGCTGCAACGCGGTCCTCGAGAGACTCGGTGTCCTCCATCTCGATGCTGGTGACGATGTTGTCCTCGACAGTAACCACCCGACCGTCTTCCAGAACGACAGTGCCCGACGTCTCGCCGTTGGCGAGAGTTGCCTCTACACCTTCGGCCAGATTGTCCTCTTCACCTACGGTCTGGAGAACGACCTGACCCTCAGCATCCAGATAGTCGAAGTTGGCGGGAGCGCCTTTCTTGCCATTCCGGAATGCCTTGACTTTGCTCATGAATTTCTCATAAGCGCTTTTTTCGTTTTTTGTCATAGCATTAAAAATTTGGTTTGTGTTGTATGAATTGATTTTGGAAATGAATCCCAAGTCAAGAAGTGATTTGGCATCATGGATGCGCTCCTCATGCATGACATTGCGGAGCCGTTCCCGATCCTGACCTGTCCTCTCGACGTACACGTCGAGAATAGCCTCCTCCTCCAGAGCAAGCTCCTCGGCAATGCTGCGAGCATCGTCGGAAGTGAGCCAATCCCCGACAGGCATGTATACCCGGTGGATGAGTGCCCGGCAATTCCTGTTTGCCGACCGGTTCTCTGCCGGAGCTGCCAACAGGATGCACACTGCCATCGAGTGGCATCCCCCGACAATATTTGTATATATCGTCCTCCCGCTCATGCGAAGAAGATCGTAAATCTTGAAGCCCTCCTCAACAGAGCCCCCGTCACAGTCAATGTTGATGCACACCTCCTGTTCGTCGGGGTGTTCATCAAGTACCCGGCGGAAGGTCTCCACGGAGCAGATCTCTGAGGTCCCACCCCAAAGCTCCATCATGACCCGATTCTCTTCGGAGTCAATTGCGCCTTTTAAGTTGATGAATATCATGTGCCAAATTATTTCGATACAAATATAATTATTCCTAATAGATATTGAAATACTATTTGTGCTGGATTATTTAAAAATTAGCCCGGTCCTGAATCTGCACGTAGTTAGCATCTTCCCTCCGAATATCTTCGATTGTAGCAATCACTCTCACCTGGCCAAATGCTTTTTGAATTGCCCTCTCCATGTCAAGCCGATTAATGGGCTCCGACGCCTCAGCGAATGACCGGATAGCATATCCTCCGTCCGACCCGACTTTAGTGAATGGTACCCCGCCACCGAGCTCGTTTATGGCAGACAGGAGAGGAAGGAACATACGGCTCGACTTCTTATTAATGATGGTCTCTCCTCCTTCCGCCTCAATGTGCACTCCTCCAGCGGCATGACTGGGTCCCTCAATGTATTTACCTCTTGCGGCTTTCGGCAGAGGAGCTGCCCAAAGAGCTGCCATCTGAACTGCTCCCAAAGCCGCAGCTGCTGCAATGAACGGGATAGCCAAAGGGAATCCCATTTTAGCCGATGCCATGATGGAGATGGCAGTATTGATGCCAATCTCGAAGGATCCCATTGCCCTCTCCCGGATAGCTTGCTCCCGTTCGATTTTGGCCAACTCCTTCTCCTTCTGTTTCTCCATCTTGATTTTCTTCTCGTTGTACTGGGCCTCCGTGATTTGGCCATTAGCGTACATGTTTGCCAATGCCTGCTCCTCCCGGCTGTATTGTTCTTCTACCTCCTGAACCCGGCGCTCCCCGAGAGCACTGGCCAAGTCATTGAAAGCATTAGCAAAGCCGGATGCTATTTCAGCATACTCCCTGAGTTTTTCGATTCGCTCTTCCCATAAAGCCTCTTCATTCTCGGCCATCTCGAGTTGGATCTGAGCAATGGCGTCCTCGTTTCCTTGAGCTGCTGCCAACTCGGCCTCCAGATACCTTTTCCGGATCTCATACTTGGACTTGTGATTTAACTCGGCTTGAGCGAGCTCCTTGTCGAGGTCCATTTGCTGGAGACGAAGATTGTTGGCTCGGAGCTGGGCCTCCTGCTCATAGGTTTTCTCCCCGGCAGCTTTCCTGGCTTCGATTTGCTTCTTGAGCATCTCATTCTCGAGCTCCAGCTTCTTCCTTTCGTTGTCCGCTGCCTTCGAGAGGTCCTCGGCATACTGTTCGTTGAGAGCTTGGTTGAACCGGTCAAGTTGCTGTTTGGTAGCGTCCTCGCGGATCTTTTTGATTTCGTCCTGGAGGTTTTGTTGGATCTGTTTCTCGAGTTCGGCTCTGTTGACCAGGAACTGCTCATAAGCGGCATACTCTTTCTGGTATTCCTCCTCGCTCATACCTCTCACGAACTGGGGAGGCTGAATGTTGGCCAGCTCCTTCATGGCGTCTTGGTACTTCTGAGTAACCTGAGCAATCTGCATATCGACTGTGCCTCCGGAAGCTACAGCCAATATGTTTGCTCTCACCCCCGCAAGGTAGTCATTGAGCTGTTTGGCTTGGTTCTCGTAGAACTGCTTGTCAGACCGAGCCATGGCATTCAGAGCCGTCTGATACTCCTTGTTAGTAATTTTGCCGTGAGCTTTCTGGAGAGCCAGACGTTCCCGGGCTCCATCCTGAGCTGCCTTGTAGAGCTTTTTCTCATACTCCATCCGGATGGCAATGCTCGTAGACTGGAATGTTGTTTGGAACCTGAGATCGTCTTCCCGGATCTTCTGCATGGCTTCCGAGTTCTTCAAGGCAACCTCCAGAGCCTTATCGGCAATGGCCTGCTGAGCCTCCCGGTTGGCTATTGCAGTCTCAAGAGCCAAGTTGGCAACTGCGGCTCCTTCATTCTCGATTGTCCGGAACAGTTCTTGGTATCGACCTTTCAAGTCGTCGAGTTCCTTTTTGGCTTCCTTGTATTTGTCCAAGCTTCCGGACCACGTGTTGAGCTCTTCCTCCTTGGCTGCAATCACCTTCTTCAAGGAGTCGAACTCATCCATTGCAGCCATCTGTCTTTGACGAGCTGCATTCATTTCAATCTCGCGGAGCTTGTTGGCTGTTTTAAGCTGAGCTTCGGCGATCTGCTCCGACGTGGCATGATTGGCTTTGAGATTTTCTATTTCTCGCTTGCCCCGAATCTCCTCGGCTTTGGACAGAGTGTTCCGCTTGGTCTCGATCTGATCCAGTACATACGTGGAGGCTTCGGCAGCTCGATTGTATGCCTCCATTGCCCGGGTTGCTCTCTCTTGAGCTTCCGTGTTACTGTTAAATGCGTTCGTAAGAGCAACCACTCCAGCCACCAATCCGCCCACTGCAGCTGCCACCAATACAACGGGATTGGCAGCCAAAGCCGCGTTCCAAAGCCATGTGGCAGCTGCTGCTGCTTTGGTGAGGATGTTGCCAGCTCCTTGTACGGCATTTTTAGCAGCTATCGCTTTCGTCTCGGCGAGAGTCTGGTTGATGCCAACCAGCTGAACCAAGTTAGATGCAGCTCGATAAGTGGCTTCGGTCTTGGAGAGAGCTGCTTGGAGAGAAGACAAAGAGGAGAGAGCCGTGATGATGGTTATCATCTTCGTCATGGTAGCATTGAGCTCCTCGTTCTCGCTCCCCAGTACCTGAGTGGCTGTGGTCCAAAGGCCCCATACGGAAGTCAAAGCTGACGTGGCGCTGGTAACTGCCTGTATGGTTTCAGTTCCTTTACCAACGTTGGATATAGCTGTATTGACCAGGTCCTCAGCTCCTTTCAGTTCACCGGCTCGTTTAATCATCTCCTTGAACGTCTCAGAACTCGTATCCCCGGACTGAGCCATCTGGATGAGTGTCTGGGTAAGGTCGGAGAGTTCCTGCTTGAGGTTCTCCGTTGCCTTCTCGTAGTTACCAACTGACCGGCGATAGTCCCCGAGTGCCTCCTCCTGAGCTTTGAGCTCCTCGGTGGTTTCTGCAATGCGCTTGCCGAGCTCGGCTTTACGAGCCGCGTCCTGCATTGAGTTGCCCAGCTCTGCAAACTCGGCATTGTCCAAAGCCAGCTGGGTTCTAAGTTTTGCTAAACTTGCCTCCTGTTGGTTCTGGAGCTTAATGTTGTTCTGGATTTGCTTCTGGTACTTGTTCGCCTCGCTGTTGATTGCCTTGATCTGGTTGTCAAGCGCATAATATTCTTGAGCATTCTCCTCGGTTACTTTGCCGAGGGCCTTCTGCTGATCCCTCAACTCCTGGGACCGGAGTTTCAATTCGGCTAACGTCTTGAGGGCATCCTCAGCTGTTACCTTGACATTGTAAATTGTATTTTTCTGTTCTTCGGCCATACTACATGCGTATTAAGTCTACTTTTGTTATCTTGCCAGCTTGGAAGTTGTTGATCTTGGAAACGTAGAACCAGAACCCATGCTCTTCCAGCCATATCGGGTTGAACAAGTCCAGACTTTGGATGTCGAGCGAGTCCAAAAGAATTTGGGTCTGTAGGATCTTCGGTCTTTTGAGTATATTGTTGATGAGCTTGTCGTAGTACTTCGGAACGTAGTAATTCAAATTTTTGAAATACGCCGTGTATAGTCGGACTCGGGTAAGGCTATAGCCGACGCTTACCTGTGGCCACATATAGTCAGACTTATTTATGTGGACGACCATCGGCTTACTGAGAGCATTGTACTCCCAAGTCGTCTCGGTCATTTCCCCGTTCTCCATCCGGCCTCTATTGATGGTCCAGATAGGGTAGTTAGCAAGTGTATGAATCTTATTTGTAGTGTCCGCATCATAGAGGTCTTGGTTGAGCCCTGCCAAGAACCCAATTTGGAACAGGAGTTTGGTGGGCTGGAGGTTGACGTCCGGGATGCTGAACTTGTACGAGTCAGTAACGTTGTTGTCCTTGTTATCCTCCAGCTTTATCTCGTTGGACTGGGCATAGTTGGACAACTGGAACGTAAGTTTGGTGTCCTTTCCTTTTATCAGCTTGTCAGACCAATTTTTCCCGGACGAGCTTCGTCTGTTGTAGAACTCCTGAACCGAGTATGCTCTTGCTACTTTGGTGGCGGGATTCACGTCTATAGTCAGACCGAACAACTGGAAGAAAGCTTTGACTATGTCTCCCAAGCTCTTAAATCCAGTCGAAGCCAGGAGGTCATAGGTTAATCCGGGTTGAGGCTTATCCCCCGGGGAAGTTTCCGGCGCGGGAGGAGCAGTAATGCTGACCGGAAATCTCATGTCATACCGAGTGGGAGAGTAGTTGCCTGTGTCGAGAGCCCCGGACACCAGTATGTGCTCTCCTGCCTCCATCGGGATGTCGACCGAAACGCTGCCGGAAGATCCCGACATCCAAGTTCTGTCCAACACTATAGCATCGGTTCCGTCGTTCTTGTAGTGGGTAACTTTGACTATCACCGAACCATTTTGGAGGGGAGAAGGATTGGACCATGCGAAACTAAACGTGATTGTAGTATCCCATAGAGTCATCCAGTTGAATGTTCCGGGTGCGGTGCCCATAATCAAACGTCCGGCGACCGGGTCACTGAGAGTTACTCCCGGATACCCTTGCCATATCACCCCTACCGTAGTACCAATCGAGGGATCCTGGATCCAGCCAGTTCCGGATGCTTTCGGAGCACGAGGATTGTCTGCCAAAACGGGGTAAGTGCAAGGCAAAAACATTTCGGCTCGGTCGATGGGGTCCACGTCGGTCTCGAGACTGTAGCCTGCTCGATCGAAGATCCATGTCACCAAGTCATACCAGTTGAGGTGGGGGTAGAACTTGTCCAACTCCCTGACTTGCCTGATTGCCTCCCTGGAGACCGGGGGGATGTTCGGGTTCTTTTGTAGAGTTGCATACAGCCAAAAGTACAGGACTTGAGCCTCTTCGGGGCCGGAGAGGTATCGCTCAGTCTGTCCCATTGTATCCGTGTACCACTTGAGGAGGAACATACCATCCCCGGGGTCCTTCGCGTCAGTGTTGTTTAGTGTATCGAACAGGTCAGCGGTTGCTCCGAGGATCTGGACCCCGATTGATGTATCTGATACGTCTACGATGTTCAATACTGCTCCAGCCGGGGATATGAGTGCTCCCTCATAGAATAGTTGGCAAGGAAACTTCATGTATGGCACATACGACCCCGAGCCAATCACAAAACTGAACTGAAATGCTTGCTCATTGTGAGTCGTCCTGGGCAGACTGATCCGCTGAGAATATGAGGCATTCCGGTCTTTCAGCTCCGCCAGATTGTTGATCTGGTAATTCATCGCAGGAGCATCCAGCGGGAGGTCCAGTGACCAGACCTCGCCGTCAATGCCTTTCATGAGTAGTTCGTAGTTCATATCACCACTGAGTTTGTTCGTCAATAAGCTGGAACTCGTAGCTAACAGTGTTCCGGGGAGCTTTGGTGTCCCAAGTCAGATCAGTATCATCTACGAGGACTCGTTGCCATGCCCTAATTTGATAGTTGTAAACCTGGACCAAAGGCGAGAGAGCAATCCCTTTGAGCAAGTTGAAGTCGTTCTCATCAAGCTGTTCTGCTCCAGCTTGGACTATGTTCTTAACCTCCGGAGCTAACTCGCCTCTCGTCTGTGTGGCATATGGGTCTCTGGAATTCGCTAATACGTATTGGTCTCCCCTGTCAACCTCCTGCGTATACTTCTTGTGTTGCTCGAACATATACGTTTCCCATCCGCCTTTCCGGTTTATCCATCGGATGTAGAAGGGGTTGCAAGGTACCTCCGTATCGATAAACATGATGTTCCATGCTTCACCGGGATTTACTCCCCCCGAAGGTCTGAGTTTTACGTAATCAGCTCCGTCACTCTCTTCGTCCTCAAATTCATACACAAGAGGGATGTTGAGCCGGCTGGAAATGTCAAATTGATTTTCGTCCGAACTCTCCGTAAGTTTAACCCGAACGTCGACCGGTATAGCGAGATTGTTTGACCCCCAAAACCCTTTCGGGAATAGGGTGACGTAGTACGGATACCCGTAGTATTTTTTTACATACAGATTCCTGTCGTTGTCAGGAACCCGGTCAGTAAGTGCGAGCCCTAAGTATGACTCGGAGAAGTTAACATTGTATCCTCGTGGCATAACTCCTCGAGAGGCATATCGTACTTTGAAGTTTTGTTCGCCGATGCCTCTGTATGCGTATGCTGATATGAGGTTGTAGTCAATGCCAAAACCTATGCGCGAGTTAACATACGGGTATGTCCTGTTAAGACCCCGGAATCCAGCTTTAGCCAAGAAACTGAGGTCGTATTTCTTCGTAGTCCCGAATCCCGAGTCTCTGTAGATGTTGATGCTTTCAGTTAGTGAGTTCGCTGCTTTAACCGGACTGGGACTGTAGTAGATAAGGTTTTGGCCGTATGCCAAACTCATACCTGTGAGAGTAACCTTCACCCCGGATGCTGATCCTTCCTCCCCGGAATATATTCTCAGTACCGTGGAGGGGTATCTCACATTTTCAGTATTAGGGATTTGGACACGCCATGTCATAGAAGAGCCAATCGCAAGATTGGTCGTAACAACCCTGACCACCCCATGGCCTTCTCCGTCTCCTTGGTATAACGCGACCGTCAGGGGAGTTTCTGCGTTCGCTGTGCCATAGTCAACCCGAAAAGCATACCATTCCCCGGGTACCATCTTCCGGGGTATTGCGAACTCTCTGAACCATTCTTCATCGCCGCCGTCACTGTTGTCAAACACCTCGGATTGCTCGTTGTCAATGATGTTAAGCGAGACCATATTGTCCTCGTCAAAGTTCTGAGTCTTGATCTCAAGCCCGGATGTTAAGTTGTCGGTCTCAACTGGTATTTGCGAATATGCTGAGAATAAAGAATCCTCAGCCGGTTGATTGGTAATTGCCATATCGCGTTATATTATATATCCGTGGTCCATATTGTTGTCAGGAGTGAATGCCTCTTCAATGAGGACCTCCATTGTCTTGTCCAAATGCTGAGCCAGATACTCCTCGAAGTTATCAGCGGGAGTGTCGACCAAGTCAACATAAATGTGGTTCCGGTAAAGCTCTGAGCCTTCTCGTTTTATCTTCCATGCAGTGGCATTTCCGAATCGGACCAGGTCCTTGGGATCCGAGAATGTGATGCCTTTGAGCTTTGCCCACTCCATGATGATCTGTCCCAAATTGGCGGGGATCTTTCCAGGACCTCGTCCACGGATGAGAGTGTAGAAATAGTTCGGGGCTTCGATTGTTCCCCAAACTGTTTCGCCTTCTCGTCCCGTCTGGACTGTTATCTGAGCATAGGTTCTGCCGGAGGCTTCCTGCCCGGCGTCCTGTGATGCCCGGATGATCTCGTCCCTCATCTGGGTGAGACCCTCAGCCAATATCTGTTCCAGTCCTACCGCCATTTGTTTCGAGGTTTGCGAGCATTGGCTTTCTGCTGAGCCTTACGCTCAAGTTCCTTGTTCAATCGCTCACGGAAGAGGTGACTCTGCAAGTTCGTGAAAAGGAGGTTGTACACCTTGCCGTATTTCCACTCCAGGATCTCGTCCGGGTCCTTAGAGTAGTCCTTGGCCAGTGCAGTGATGGTAGCCATCTCGCCAACCACCATGGAGAATTGGGCAATGCCGGCTGCCTTTTCCTCGGCACTGGGCTCGTACTTGAGCTCAGTCTGTTCTCGCTCGATCCAGTATTTAATGCCCATGAGGACCTCATACCAGTACTCGACAATTTCTGATGTGTTCCTCAGACTCCATTTGACGCCGAGACATTGCATGCCTTCTTTCATCTTGTCGATGTCGGTCATCTCCTTGTCAGTGATGATCCGGCCAAGCTCTATGCGTTGGCCGAACGTCATCTGACCGCCTTGTATGTCGATTCGCTGTATCATCCTACTATTGTGAGCGTGTTAAATGGATATTGCTTAAATACCTCGGGAGCCGTGTTAAAAATCGTCGATCCTTCGGGGGCCTTGAGTGTAAAATCTGGGTTATACCACAAGTTCCTGTCCTCCGGATTATCCTTTAGGATTTCGTAATACATCGAGGACCAACCTGATGGTGCTGCCCCTATGGTCACTTGTAAGTATGAGCGCCCTTTAGCTCCCCCAGTATCACGGACAGTTAAAAGGCATACCCTCGTTTTGTTAAGATACCAATAGGTACTGCCCGAAACGTTTGGGGCAGCTGGGAATATACCATTGGGGACCAAGCATCGGATCATTCTGCCGGACAGGTCAGTACCAACAGGCAAGTCTATTAATCTCTTGCCTATGAGATCCATGCCGGGATCTTCGGACCAAATGCACCAGTCGGAATATGTAGTCAGCTCAATGCCCACACTGACCTCGTTAGCATCAAATCTGGCAGATGGGTAGACTATTCGTACCGTGTTCATCATCTCCGGGTAAAGCATGCCAAGTCTGGAAGTCTTCAACCGAAGGAGGAAGGGCCTTACGATCGTTCTCTCCAGCTCGTCTCTCAGGATGAGCCTCGATGTCGTCTTGGACTCAGTACTGAATGGGGTGTCACCTTTGTAGGCGTCATTGCCCATTGGCTCGAACTTACAGAAATAAATCATCAAAGGCAATCGCTGTCTCTGGTGGCCTCTGTACGGTATGTCATAGTACCCCTGAGTCGGTTCCTCGATGTAGATGAACGTAGTGCTGACCGGATTCCCCTTTGGGTCCTTGATGACCTCTCCGTTGAGCCCAGTCTCAAATCGAGGCATTGTGTCCACTTTGACATTCAGCATCCGAGCCTGGTCGCACTCGAAAACTGCTCCAGGGGCCAGGTCTTGAAGCATCAAGCGTATGCGTTCTATGATAGGTAAGGTCATCGCTTCGCTGGGATTATGATTTTGGCGGACTTCATGCCAGTCGCCTTCGGCTTTATCTCAAATATCATTCGCATGATGAGCATGTCCAGGAAGTCCGGTGACCTTCCGAGGAGCTGCTTCATGGTATCCTTGGAGATGAGCTCTCGCTTCTGCTCAGCGGAGTTCGTGTTCTTGGACTTGAGGACCGTCATCTCCTGCTTGATCTTCTCCTGAACTTCGGGAGAGCAGATGATGTGGATCTGGCGCTTGTTGATGAGCTCCGCCAGCTTGAATGCGCACTCCGACTTGATGTTGTTGTACGTCTTGGAGTCAATAGCTGACTGTCCTCCGTGAAACTCCCGGATGCCTTTCAGGTAGCTCTCCAAGTAGAATCCAAGTCCATCAGCGTCAGAGACGATGCTGGACCGGGGGACTTTCAGACCGGTGGCCAATTTGGCGATCTTCTCCTCCATCTCCTTGCCTTCCGAGAAGCCTTTGGCGATGGGGATCCGACAGACCATGCCGTCCCAGGTTCCAACCACCCAACTGTCTCGTCCTTTCCCGGCAAGGTCAGTGCTAATGAACCGATTGCCCGTCGGGAGTACGAACTCATTGCTGAACATGTCGCACACTGCATCATAGTCGACCAGCCAATTCGGGTCATCGTCATACTCCCAGTTGCCAAAGACCAGTCGCTCGATCTGCGACTGGGTCAGGTTACGGAGAAGCCCTTCGATATACGTGTCTGGGAGAGTCTTGTTGTCCTGGGGCAGAGCTTTGACGAACCGACGCCAAGGAGGCAGCTTGTTCTCCTTCCATGGCTTGTAGTAGTCCGTATAGAGGAAATTGTTGGACGGGTTGCAGGTTATAAGGAGCTTGGGGGCCAACTTGTAGACGTCGTTCTTCCATCGACCGATGGAAGCCTGGAGGTTGGTCTTCGCCTCGCGGATAAACTCTCCGCCCTCTTCGATCCATCCCCGAGTCATCTGCATGGACCCGAATCTCTCATACATGGGATCGCTGGGGTTGTACTTGGCATCGATGAGGTAGATGCGGCTTTTGTTGTACAACTCGAAGAAATTGTATTGACCATTGAAGTGGTAGTAGTCCTCCGTGATACCCCAATGGGCGAATACCTCGTAGAGGGAGGGGATGGTGTATCGGACTAAGTCGGCGGCCGTCTTACGCGCAATAAAATAAAATGTCTCCGGATAGGTGAGGGCATCGCCGGCTATCAAGGAACACCCGAGGTAGGATTTGCCAGCACCTTTCGTGCCGGCATACAGAATGTCAGTGACTGAGTCATCAAGCCATAACCGAGCCACTTCCTTCTGCTTCTCGTTGCCTTTGGTGTCAAATTGAAGCCGGCGTCCCATTTTATTTTACCTCCATTCCTGTTATCTGTTCGAGAGTAATGCCTCCCGTCAGGTTGACATTGGTCTTGCGTCCTTGAAGTACCTGGATGAGGCTGGCAGCGTACTTACCAACCAGTGCTCCCTCAATCTGCTGGGAATTGATGGCGTCCTCGATGGTGCCACCAATTGCAGCTGCTACAGGGTCTCCCGTGAGCTCCTCGTACTCAACAGGATTGATGCCAGCAAACAGCCTAAATGATTCGATGGTCATCGGGCGGGAAATGTATACGCTACAGTCTTCGCCATTCTTATTCTTGTGAGCCTGGGAGAAATAGTTATCCTGCATGAATTTGCAATACTCGACGAATGCAAAATAAAGCTCCTCCGCATCGGTGGGCTTTACAAATTCCCCGGCGTCTCGCCTTTTCTGTCCCTCCTCCATATAGGCGAGCGGACTCATTTTATATGTGCTTCGTGCCATGCCTCAAATATAATCAAACCTTATACAAATTAAAAATTTATTTCTGCACAACAATCCCCGGAGCGTTTGGCCCCGGGGATCTCTAATTTATTCGCTTACGCGAATGAGGGTCACCCCGAACCACAGGAACTTGACCGAAATGCCATTCGGCCAAATCATGCCTTCGTGGACCGTGGCGATGGAAGGAGTCCAATTACAGTACTTGGTATTAATCTCCGAGTACAAAGCCCAGTTTTTCCCGAGCTGCTTAAAGTGTTTTGCTTTCATTCTTGAAAATTTTTAGTTTCGTATGCGCGAGTGCCGTCCAGTATTTGTGGGTCGAGAGAAGTCCCAATTTGGCACCAGTTCTACTGGACCAATTCTACTGGACCAATTCTACTCGCCTAAGACTTCTTTTTTGAACTTTTGGATCCGTCTCTCCGTTCTCTCCATCTGCTTGATGGATCGGCTCAATATCCGTTTGGGACTATTCCACCATTGGCGGATCCCGCCGAAAATCGCGAACAGGCCGATGATGGCCAACAGGTAAATTGCAATCATTTTCTACGCCTCCTTTCTAATTTGTTTTGTAGTTTGCGGACCTCAACCCAGTCCTCGTGCCGCATCCATGCCGGACGGGATAACAGAGTCAGCTGACCCCGTGCTATTTGCATGGTGGTCTTTTTCAATTTGCGGGCGTAGTCCAGGACCTCCCGCTCCTCTTTTGAGTAGATACCCAGCCATCGCCGGAACACTCCAAGTTTCCCAGTTGGGGGTAGCCCCAATTTCTCAGTTTTTTTCATAATAAACAACATTTGACCAGTAGTAAACAATAAAATTTCTTATTGTTTCTCACCTAAGTGATTGATATTCAATTGATTAGGTCCCCAATTCTTCTCCCGAGAAACAATGTAAACAATGTTTCTGTGCACTCTATTTTGTGATTTTTCATTTCCTAAATTGGTCATAATTTTCCTCATATTTCCTATTCAGGTTTTCCTCCTAAATTATTGTTTACATTGTTTACAAGGGCCTAAACCATTGATATTCAATCGATTATCGAGAAACAATGATTGTTTATTATTGTTTCTCATTGTTTACTGCTGTTTTAATTTAAGTGATTGATTATCAATAATTTGGGATTATTTCCATTGGAACAATAAACAATAAACAATAGGGGTCCCCCGGATTTTAGGGGAGGGGCTGTCGAGATTTTTGCCAATAAACAATGGAACAATGGTTTTATCAACTTTTGGGGCCGGGGGTCCCACTGATTTGTAAACAATGAAACAATGGTTTGACCAACTTTTTGGGCCGGGGCCACGGGGAAATTGTAAACAAAGAAACAATAAAACCATCAACTTTTGGGGCCAGGGGTCCTATTCCCCCGTGGACCCAAAGCCCCCCACTCCTCTCTCAGTCGATTGCGGGAAAAGCTCGGCCTCCGACTCGAGAACTTCTACCCCAACATAGACAATAGGCATCACCAAACCTTGAACCAGCTTCATCCCCGGCTTGAGGATGACGATCTCCTTGCCTACGTTCATGACGTGCAGATGGATTTCTCCTTGGTAGTCTTCGTCAACCACGCAGGCTCCGACCTGGAGCTGGTGCTTGGTGGCAATACCGCTCTTGTTGAACATGATGAGGGCACACCCCCGGGGTATTCGAGCTTTGATCCCGGATGGAATGTTGATGCTTTCGCCCGGCCAGATCTGTTTGGCTTCGAAGTCTTCCGGGATGTAGAAGTCCAGCCCGGCGGACAGACCCGTTCCTCTGGTCGGGGTCTTGACATTTCTTACTTTTACGATTTTCATTTTTTAAAATATTTTTCGAGTCGAGCTCGGTGTGTTGTACCTGATGAGAGCGATGCTCCTTCTATAAAATTGTAACGTGTGTGAAGAGGAAGCTCCTGGAATGCCTTCCTGAACGGTTGACCGTCCGATTCAAATATCTTGCCCGCAGGATTGCCGGGCGTAACGTCCTTCATTTTTCGGGACTTGATCCACCACAAAGCCTCTTCCCGATTTATAGAACGGATGGAAGGTCTAACAGATCCCTTCCGGAGCGTCATTTTGAACCACTGAGCCTCCGTGTTGGAGTCATCTTCTTTAAACCATACCCGGTAATATCCAATAGCTATTGCCATAAGTTGTAGAATATTTCGTGACACTTCTTGCGGTATGCCATCGGATCCTGCCGTATACTTTGGCACTTGAGAGGCTCTTTGGGTCGGTCGAGAATCTCCTTAGGCAGGACGTCGCTGAAAGCATCTTTGAGAATGCGCTTGTGAGTTCTGTCCTCCCGGGGCAAACGGAGAGCGAACCTGACAACGTCATGTCCCAGGAATGGTGACCGGAGTTCAACTGTGCTCCTCATGGAAGCCCGGTCAAGCCGAGGCATGTGATAGAACGGAAGCTCTTGGAACACGTCTGAGAGCTGGGAGTCATAGTCATCAACTCGGCGATAGCCCCCGAAGAGTTCGTCAGCTCCATCCCCGGTCAGGATGACCTTCTCCTTGACCTTCTCCATGAGTCGGAACTGGGGGATCATGGAGCCCAAGTCGATGGGGGTTTCGTTGTAGCGGAGACACCTCTCCAGGCAATCATCATCGGGGATAGGGCCAAGAGAGGTGATAGAAACCCCTAAAAATTCGGACAATAGCATGCCAAATTTTGATTCATTATTCTCCACCATATAGAGATTAACCCCCAGGCCCATTCGATGAAGAATAGAGGCAACTATGGATGAATCCAGTCCTCCAGAAACCAAAGCTCCGACCGGGACTTTAGAGTACATTGCCCGGCGTTTTACGGACCTCTCGACCAAGCCCCGGAGGACTTCGGCGAACTCGGATTTTGCGAAATGACTCCGTTCCCCCATCCCCCATCTGTAGTAGTCCCTCCGGATAATGGTGGGCTTCACCTTCATGTCATCGAAGGAATAGACAGTATTCGGCATAATACGCTTGACGTTGTTCCATGGAGTTCTGTCATCCCAGTTGTACCCCCATTTGAAGACTTCCGACTGATAGTACCGGTCGAAGTCTCGGAAGTCCGACACCAACGGGGTTATCTCCGAGCAGATTTCCCCGAATTGGTTGTAGTAGAGTTGCTTCTTTCCGAGAGGGTCGGTGAAAGCAATTATCTGGCCCTTACGGTACCAGCATATTGCCCACATGCCATCCCAGTTGTTGGCTTCATAGATGATGTCTTCGAGACACGAGGATCCAAACAGGCCGCGGAGGTACTCGACGTCGCTGTTATACTTCTGAGGGTAGTTGTAGATCTCCCCGACGTAAAGGAGCCATCCGTTGTCTCCTGCCAGTTTTATGGGCTGAGCCAGGTCATCCCCTGGCTCAGTCTGAATGGGCAAACGGACATGACCGAGAAACCATCCCCCCTGAGCAATCTGAACAGTTTCAGTCCCCCGATGTTGTATCTTGTAGACAGTGTTGATCCTTCTTGATATACTTATTCCACACATATCACTTGAGTTTGTTTTTGAGAGCGTCTATGAGACAGACGATCCCTATTCCGATTACTACTGCTATTGCCAGCCCAATGATGATGGGCTCCTCATTTCCTCCTGCCATGTCTTTTGCGCTTTATGTCCTTTCTGACTTCGTCAACTGCGATCAGAAATGTGATGTAGAGTATAGCTGCTCCAGCCAAAGAGGTCAAGGCTACCCCGATCAATACTTTAACTTCTACGGGCATTTTTATTAGAGTTTTTGAGTATCTGCTGTGCCTTCTTCTCGATCCAGTTAGTGTAGCACCTACTCTTCATGTGGAGCCCAGTCAGGAGCCTCGAGCATCACGGGCAGAACATGCAATCGTCATATTGCTGATGAGCTTTAGCTCTTGCTTCGTCGATAGTCATAATTTAGTAGATTACCCATTTGGAAAGATCTTCGTTGTATGCATGGAGGGACCCAGCGAAGTAATGGAGAGAGCCCTTCTTGAGAGAGGGATATGTGGCTGCGAGGATGTTGAACACGTAGTCCATCATGGCCTCCGTCAACCAGATGTCAATTGCGAAGTGCTTGAAGAAGTCATTGCTCCGAATGTAATATATCACGTGGAGCCGATTGTTTCGGATGAGGAACTGGTAGCTGACGGAGCAAGGTACTCGGGTCAAAGCCCCGGCTGTTGCCCGGGTGTCCTCCGGCTCGAAGATCATGACCATTGCTCGTCTGGAGTGCGGGTCGTCCCGGAGAGTCATGATGACATTCTCCAACTGGTGAATTTCGGGTCCCTTGTGGAAGATGTGCAGACGCTCCGAATAGGTGTAGTCGAAGCGACCCTCCTGCCGAGTCTTGCTCACCAACTTCTGCCACAAGTCCCGGCGGATCTTCCAGCTCTTACCCGGATTGACCCCGTTTCGGTCAAGCCGGTCGGAGAGCTCTGCTCGGCAATACTTCTCGATGAGCTCGGCCTCGTCTTTGAACATGAAGTCGAGCATCTCACGTTTGCCGAGATACGGCTTCGAGATGACGAAGCTCACTCCGATGAGTTCCTTGGTGAGCCGGTCGTCCCCGCTGAGTTCTTGGTTTTGGTAATGGTTGACCGGGACCGTGATGCCGGAAACCTTGAGCTCCCGATCCATCTCCCGGATCATTTCGAAACAGTCTTTAAATATTCTACCCATATCAGTATTTGGATTTAATGCGAAACAGATTTACTTGATACTTCAACGACCAGAGCTCTTTGACTCGAGTCTCTGAGAGACCCAAATGCTCGAACATTATGACGAAGTAAGTCCATATCCACTTGAGCCGGTCCTCGAAAACTACCAAGTCAACCATGTACTGAGATTGTCTCCACTCTCTGTTCTTGAGACAGTTTGCTGTCATGCCGATGTTTCCGATTAAGGTAAGCAGATCTCCCGCAAAATCTTCGTCTTCCAGAACCTGTGCCCATTTAGGCAGCGTCCAGTCGAAAGTGGGAGTCATGCCATAAAGCTGGTAAAGCTCCAACATGAAGTTGAATGCGTCAATTAGCTCCTCATCAAAGTGCTCGCCATCGAGTTCCTCCTCGATAGCCTCCTTTGCCTCAGCGAGTTCCTCGACAATCTGCCAACAGAGTTTCTTGAATAGTTCTTGATCCTCCAAAGTGTTGATGTCAAAGTTCGCGATGCGCTCCTTGAAGTATGGCCTGTACATGAGCTGGAGCTCCCCCTGGAGGGCATAAATCTCTTCCCAGCTCTTAATGAATGGCTTAAAGTCTTGTGTATTCATGGCTTGATGTTTGAGAATGGATTGTACTGTTCCGGATCGTTTTTGTGGGAGTAGTATACAGCTATTCTGCGTCCCTCTTCGGTGAGAACATGTTTGATCTCATGCACCTCGATGGGACTGATCCGGATGAAGTCCACAGCCTCCGAAATGGTTGAGAAGTACGTAGGTACTACTCCCGGAGCTTTTAACGGCTTGGGTTCCTCGAGTTCGTTGTTGATGGCCCCGATTGTGGCTACCATGTCAAGGAGGTTGTCCTCCTTGTGTGCATTGGATTCACGTGCCATTTTCACTGCCACTTGAACCCAAGACACGTCAAGAGCGGTCAGAGGCTTACCGGTAATGACCGAGGCGATTTCTGCGGCCTTCTGGTTGCATTCCATGAATGGTCCGTATTGTCTCTCCTTCTCCTCCGACCGCTCATTGATGATTTGGTCAGCGTGTTTAAGTATGTTACTCATGATTTTTAGTATATAGGTTAGACCCCGGGGAGGGACTCGAACCCTCCTGTACCACTCCGGGGTGCCAAGTGGGGTGACGGCTCCACTTGGCGAGGAGTTTTGACTTACTCCTCAGCCGGTGCGTTCTCCGGCTCGTTCTGTTCTGCTTCGGGAGCTGCCTCGGGAGCTGCCTCGTCAGCCTTCTTCCGGCCGCGCTTCGGCTTCTCCTCGGGAACCGGTGCCATCTCGCCGAGCTCCAGGTCCTTCGAGTCGATGCCCTTGCCCCAGACGTGCCCGTCGTTGGTCTTGATGCGGTACTGGATGAAGTTGTTGCGGGGGTCGAGACGAACTCCGATGATGGTGCCGTCGGTCTGCTCCTTGGTCTTCGTGCAGATGAACTTGCAGAAGCGACCAATGTTGGTTTTGGCATTCTCGAGGTTAGCCTTTGCCTCCTCGGACGATACCTCCTTTTTCAACGGGCGGGGCTCCTTGGGCTCCTTCGGAGTCTTTGCCTTGCGAGCCTTCTTCGGCTTCTCCTCGGCGACCTCGTCATTCTCCTTGATGCCGTTCTCGGCTTTGTACTCTTCGGTCTCAGTGGCGTTGTAGACAGCGCCCTCCTCTGCCGGATGTTCCTGAGATGCTCCTCTCGATGCGAGGATGGATTCGATGGCGTCAAGCTCGTCACCGGTCTTGACCTTGGCCAACTTTTGAAGAACTTTCGAGCTGTAGCTCTTGTACTTTTCGATAAACTTTTCCATAGTGTTTAGTTGTTAAGTGTAGTGTAAAAGTAAGAAAAAATGTCCAATTAAAAAAATTTTTCACCAGAAAAATTGAAATTATTTCAATCCAATTCGACTGTGATTATGTCCAATATGTTGGAGGTCCTCATGCTATTGACTCCCAGTAGAGCCCTTCGGATCCCCAAGTCCCTCATTGCTCGCTTTGCTTGAGCAATGGCTCTGGCTTTGATTCTTCCGTCGGGGATAGCTGCTTCGTAGCTGTTGTAATCCTCGTCCATTAATTCGTAGTAATATCGTTTCATTGTCCTTTTGTTTGTACTACAAATATACGAAAAATATTTTTATTCCTACGATAAAACGGGGGAAAAAGTAGAGGCTAAACCTCTACTTCTTCACCTTTGTAATTTACGAATTTAGCATCCTGATAGCCGAAGAATCTGAGGGACCCGAGGTCTTTGGTTATCGTGTTCAATATCTGGGCGAGCTCCTGGTCGGAGTAGTCTTTGCAGGAGTTGACTGTGTCTACTGCCCAGTAGTTCGACTGTCTAACTGAGGTGTAGCCCTTCTTCCCGACAGTTACTATGAAAGCATTAGGACGGTCGGATAACTTGTTCTCTTTGCTTCGGAATATGACCGAGACCTTTTTGTTGTTGGGACAAGCGGCTTTTGCCAGACTTTCGATTCGGTGTTTGTTTTCGTAGTTCATAGTGTTATCGTTTTGTTTGTATCACAAATATAATACTTCTGCTACAAATACTACGATGTTTTGCGATATTTTTTCATATATTTTTCGACCCTCGCTTTTACAGCTTCCATGAGAGCATCCTGCCCCCGGGTCTTCGCTTTCTGGGCTCTTATGACGTCCTGGTCCACTGTCTTCGAGCATACCAGTTTATTGACTATCACGACCTCCTTCTGTCCTTGTCGGTCAAGCCGAGCATTGAATTGTTGCTCCAGCTCGAGAGAATAGGTCTGCCCAAACCAGATGATGCGGTGTCCTCCGGCTTGAAGGTTGAGCCCATGGCCCCCGGAAGCCGGGTGCATCAAAAGAACCTGGATTCTGCCAGCATTCCAGTCAACGATGTCCTTCTCCGTTTTGAGTTCCCGGGGCTTATACTTGGCGAGAGCCTTCATGAGCCGGTCTCTGTCATGCTGGAAGGTCCAACCTATGAGGACTGACTGTCCCCCGGCGTCCTCAATGAGTTCCTTCGTGGCTTCGATCTTCAACGTGTGCACCTCATGGGCCACTCTCTGTTCATCGTACACTGCTCCATTGGCAAACTGGAGGAGCTTCGTGGACAAAGCTGCTGCATTGACAGCTGGTATCTCTACGGCGTCCCCGAGCTGATCAATCATGCTGAGAACTTGTTCCTCCTCGAAGGAGTCATAAGCTTTTTGGATTTCCGGGGGCATCTGGATCTCCACTATGTTGTCGATGCGCTCGGGGAGATCGAGGTAGTCCTTAGCTTTCATGCTCATGCAGATGTCCCCGATCTTTGAGTATATCCGCTCCTGATTCTCTTTGGATATGTCGTACGAATATACAATATGCCCATTTCTACGTCCTGGCTTAAAGTAGTTGTCACGATAGTGGGATATGTATTTGCCCAAGCGCTCTCCCCGGTCCAGGAGGTACATTTGGGCCCAAAGGTCCATGAGACCGTTGGGTGCCGGGGTACCAGTCAAACCTACTACTCGGGAGAGTGAAGCCTGAACGTGCTTAAGAGCTTTGAATCTGATTGACTTGGGGTTCTTGAAACTGCTGAGCTCGTCGATGACCACCATGTCGAATGGTAGGCAAGATCCCCCGTAGAGCCCGCATAGCCAAGCCACGTTGTCTCT